AGGGTGGCCGTAAAGGTGATATTGCTTACGGTTTGGAACAACTTATTGCTAACGGGAAACCTGTTGGTTTGAAGAAGTGGGGTATTCCACAGGCTCAGTCTGCAGTTGATGTAGGTGAGCTTGAAACGTTCTTGACGTGGTATCGGACAGGGATGGCTAGCAGTGGTCAGGTATCTCAGGAAGTTAGATCTTCGTTGGATGCTATTGGTGGCGGTCAAAGAACCTTTAACCCGTTCAAAGCAGAGTTTGCTCCGTTTGCTAAAGTTCGTCAGTTAAACCAAGAAGCTGAGTTTATGTTGCGTGGTTCAGTAGCGCATCACACTGCTATGACTGGTGGAAGTGTCGATGATGCTTTCGAGCTTGTAAATAAGTATCACTTTGATTATGCGAATCTGACTCAAACTGAACGCAAAATGAAGCAGGTTATTCCGTTCTGGACTTGGCAGAAAAACATTTTGCCTGTGCTTGTCGAGTCGATTGGTAAGAAACCTACGGCTTGGGGTCGGTTGCAGCAGATTAAAGGCGAGTTAGAGTTGCATTCTCCTGAAGAAGGGCTAGTGCCTAGCTGGTTCGGAGAGAATATGGGTATACGTTTGCCCTTTAATATTGGTGGGAACAGAGCGTATGCTATTCCTGATTTGCCGTTCCGTGATCTTGCTAAATGGTCTAAAGCTATTGAAGGTAGAGAACCGTGGCGACCTTTAGCGGAAAGCGTTTTCCCGATGTACAAGCTCCCGATAGAGCTTGCGTTTGGCAAAAAATATTTTGGCAATATCCCATTCACTGGTCGATATCAACAAGCCCCTAACTCTTATGGAAAGATTCCTGGGCTTATGCCAGCCCTTGGTGCACTTGGATTTGCGAAGAAGAATCGTAAAGGGGAATGGAAAACAACTGACCAAACTCTTTATGTGTTAGATCAGTTCATGCCGTTGTTGGGTAGGGTGCGAAGGGTGCTTCCTAATGAAGCTCCTAAACAAGAACGAATGTTGACTACTTGGCTTTCAGTGTTCTTAGGTACGAACATCCGTCCTAACACTCCTTCAACTAAACGTAGTGAGCTAATTCGTATGCAGAAAGAACTGGCTGAAGAGCTTCGCGATAAGAAAGATATAGAATTCCGCAAGGTCTAGGATTTAGGTATGTCTGAAAGAACAATTATTTCTCGGGACGGGTGGGAAGCCCGTCCCCCTAAACGGCCTTTCACTAAGTTGAAGCCGTCAAGAGTGCAGGGTGTTGTTCTTCATCACAGTGGTGTGAAGAACGGACCAAAGGGTTTAGCTGCTTTGAAAGCTTATGAGCGTTTCCATATGGATTCTCGTGGGTGGAACGCTATTGCTTACAACTGGTTGGTAGACGAAGACGGAGTTATTTATGCAGGGCGTGGGGCTGGTGTCGTTTCTGGTGCTACTAAGGGTTGGAATTCTCGTACTGAGTCGATTTGTTTTACGGGTTGGGGAGAGGTAGAAGCTCCTCAGGCTGCTTTGGATTCTATTAAGTGGCTGGTTAGCGACATCAATAACCGTTACGGAGGGAAACTGTGGGTCAAAGGACACAGAGATCTAGGAAATTCCACTTGCCCTGGGAATTGGTTGTACAACTGGCTGAAGTCAGGGATGCCGTCACAAGTTGGCGATCCGAACAGCGTAGATTGGGACGGAATCAAAGCCCATCTGGAGACTCTTAAAGCGGTTGTATCCCATAGTCCTCTATCTAGGAGGCGGAAGAGCCGTGGAGAGGCTGTGAGAGCCGTTCAGGAGCGTCTGAAGGACCTTGGGTATGAGCCTGGGGGTATAGATGGTATCTATGGATACAACACGAAGCGTGCTGTCAAGATGTTCCAGGTTAAATACTGTTCATTCCTTAAGGTTGATGGCATAGTGGGTGCCAGAACTTGGGATGTGTTATTCGCTTAATGGGCCAGTCCCAACACTCTATAGGAGGTCTTATAGATGTCTAAAGAAAGTAAACAGTGGAAAGATTCTTCCTCTGTAGATAATGCTGAAGCAATGGGTAAGTCCGCTAAGAAAGCGGCAGCATTTTTGCGTTCCTCATCTCTGGGTAACCAGAACCACGGCGGTCGGCCTTTCGGGAAGTAGCCCGATAATGCCACTTAAGTCTGGTAGTTCTAATGAAGTTGTTTCCCACAACATAGGGAAACTTATTGCTGAGGGATACAAGAAAGAACAAGCTGCAGCTATAGCTTTCGATAAAGCTAAACGCAGCAGGAAAGGTAAGAAGTGACCGAAGAAACTGCTAAAACAAAGTTCTCATGGGCTGACTGGATTGAGCGATCTGTCTGGACGGGTGTGGAATCAGCGTTAGCTGTTGTTGTCGTTACGGATGTGTCTAGTCTTAAGGCTGCAGCTACTGCGTTCGCTGCCGCTGCAATCGCAGCATTGAAGACGCTTGCGAAGGCTCGCCTCGGGAAATAGCTCCTGTGGATGAAGAAGAACAGTTCGATGACATTTGGGCAGACTGGATGGCCGAAGAGGGTCTAGCCATTGAAGATGAGATCCAAGAAACTTTGGTTTCTAGCCGTGGTTTGTTGGATATTGACGATGGAACACATGCTCAATGGATAGATGGAACTCTTGGTGTTCTTCTTACATTCGATTTATCTGAGGTTCATTCCATTCTTAATGCGTGGGATGAAGCTGAGGATGGGAACATGATGGCCCTCGCAACCTTGATGCATTGGTTGCAGGGCTTCAGTTGTTTCCTTGAAGCATGCATGTCGAACATTGAAGAAGAGAACTAGGTCTTTTGATTCAAGTACAGTTGTACTGCTTTTTGTTGCAGTAAACTAGTTCGTAGTTTTTCTGCTAGTTCATCTCTGCGTCTGGCCATAGTTGTTTTGGGGATGTCTAATATTATGGCCACAAAACGCAAAGAAAGACCCACATCAACGAGCATGTGGTAAAGCCACTGCTCGTCTTCTGTGAGTCCCATGAATGTTTCATGTACTGCGAGAATAAGATCTTCTCGATTTTTTTCTCGTTCTTCTATAGACCGAAGCGGGTCCTCGAAAGGACCCGCCTCCATTAAACTTTGTATCTCTGATATAGGGGTAGGTCTGTAATGACTTTCTTTTTTTAGAATAAGCTTTTTAGGGCTATGTCCCCAGTTGTTACCTTTGGGTTTACTAGTTACGTTTGCCCAAGGTCGTTGTGGTTGGAGTGAAGGAAAGTTTGCTTTCCTAAGAGCGTTAAAGAGTTTTGCTCCCTCGCTCTCCTCATCCACCTTTCCAATGCAGGAAACCTGAATGGATAGAGAAGAACAACTTGTTGTTATCGAAGTTCCCGACAGGAATGTCTTCGGTGTTAATGATTGTCATTAGTTCTCTATAGCTCAGATCTGCGTAGTTCTGGCGTGTCGATGACCAGATCCAGAACCACACATCCAAATCGGATGTGTCCCACCACTGTAGCGCACGAATTTTATTGAACTTAACCTTTAACATCTCGTCACCGCCCATACCCATGACCTCTACTAGTCGGGGAAAACCCCCATTAGATATCTGTATGTAGTCGGGTGTGGCTGCAAACGTTAAAGGTATCTGATGTAACTCGAAACCGTCAGGTCGATTAAAGCCGAACCGTTCCCAGTTTCGTTCTCGTTTCTCAAACTCGCTTTCAGCTTCGTCACCCATAGACTTATATCGTTCTGCATATGGACGTTTGTGGAACTCAGGGGCTTTCATTTTTTTCTCCCTACTATTCGGTAAACCATGATGTCGTCGTCATAGGCGACGCCATTTAATGCGTCCTCTACTGCTTTCAAATAGTTAGTTGTATCGCCACGAAGTTTCGTGTCACTATCATCTAGTTCAGAGATAGTTACCTGTGTCCGTTTCGATGTGAACACACAGCTAATAGATATAGGTCCCTCAAACTTGGGGCCATCATAATGATTGCGGATATGTTCTTCGTGTTCCAATGTGGACTTAGGGGTATACGTTCTCCCCCGAGCGAACCTTGGGCGGCCTTTAACCTTTGGTTTCCCAGGAACAGTGAACTTATATGAGCGTTTAGTCATGGTACCTCGTTGTTTGGGCAGCCTTAGAAACAATATTTTGTAACTGTTTCTCTCTATCTGCTCTATCTGTGAACTTTCCGACCCTCTCGTCTAGCCGTCGAAGCCAGTCGATAGCTGCATCTTCTGAATAGTCTTGCCAAAGAAGACTGCTAGCAAAAGCGTACATCGCTTCTGATCGATCCGAGAACTCTGTTTGTTCCCAGATCGATCTTGCATTCCCCTTAAAGTTGGCATCTTCTCTGTTGCCTGGTTTGTATTGAGGGGCTTTAGGTTCCGTTGCCTCGAAGAATCGAAGCAACGAGCGAAGCAACCCTGGCGAAGTTCGTGATGCCCATGCAGCGTCAACAAATTCTTCAAGGGAGAAGAAAGAATCTGTTTTCGATGGATCATAAACTTCATGGCGGCCAGGGTTACGGTGCTCAGGGTAAGGCAAACGTAAACAGTTGCCTAGAGCACCTTCGTTCAATGATATTTGTTTCGGATACACCTCTTTGGTGGGGACATCCACGACACGACATGCTCCTATCAGAGCTTTACGTGCCACGTTCGCTGCTACTGGTTCAGTTAAATAAACCCAAACGTGGTAGCCCTTACTCTTAGAAGTTTCCTTCCAGCTTTGTATCCCTGTCTTCTCCAGAAGAGCGATCAGGTTATCTGCATGGACGCTGGAGTTTTCTCCATCGTCAAGGTCAACTGCACACCAGTTGACCATCCATACACCATTACGTTTCCATAACGGATATACCCCAAGTGCAAGTTTGCTATTGAGATGTTCATGTATGTGCTGAAGGTATTCTTCTCCGTAGCCAAGAGCTACGTTTCCGTCTTCTTCTAACGGATGCACCCATTCTGTTACGTCGGCTAACGCTCCTCCTTCGTGGAGAGAAGCGAACCTTTCAAGAGTTACTCCACCCATCGGTCATCCCCAGGAATATCGTTCTCATAATATTCTCGCACAAGTCCACAGTTCGGGTCCATGTAATAGTCAATGGGTGGATCTGTGACCTGACAAGGTGGCCTCTTGTTTTTGCAGAGGTCAAGTGAGACAGAGACTGAATGTATTCTTCTTTCTGCGTCAGAAAGCTTTGGGTCATCTCTCCGTCGGAAAACATTGAGTTGCAGGATTGCGTATTCATCAGCATTGAATTTGCCGTCGTCCATTCCTCTTGATGTGCCCCGAGTTGAGCCTTTACCTGACTGGTGGATTAACCCAACGGGCAGGTTCTCTGTCTCTGCCCATTCCTTTAATCCTTTTAACACTGTTGATACCCCCTCGTATCCCGATGCTCCTGGGAGTTGTTCGAGGAAGTCAACCATTACGAACCGTGGCTTATGTTGCCAGTAATCTTCGCATTCTCTCATTGCGTTGCTCATGTCGTTAAACGACAGAGCATTAGGGAAGATTTTGATTCGATCAAGGAAGCCGTACTTGGCTTCTTGGATTTCGTTTATGACTGTTTGGTCTTGCGTCCGAAGAGCTTCTTCCACTTCAGCAAGATTTCGTTGATATAAGAGTGCATATAGTTTGGATACAACCAGGATCTCGGGTTCATCAGGAGTATAGATCACTCCGTAAAAGTCTGGATCTTCTAATAGGTTGCGTGCCATTGAGGAAAGCAGCACTGCGGATTTCCCGCTGTGTGCTCTGCCTGTGACGACGAGTACGTCGCTCGGCCAGACTCCTCGCATGCGGCTGTCGATGTCTTGTAGTCCTAGGTGGAAGCAGTCGTGGCTTCCTTTGGCGTATTCAACCCATCGGTCTACAGCATCGGATGTTGGCTTAAAAAATTTGTACTGTGGCTCTCCCTCGGGGAGATCGATACCCGCAAGTCGGGCATCGATCTCCTCGGTGGTGAGGGCGACAGCTTCGTCACCCTCACTCATCAGTTGCCCTTATAGGCAAATGCTTGTAACTCTGCCCGACGAGCGATCCAATCCCATTCGATTGCATCTTGTTGGGATTCCCCAATGGCTTGGTTCCAGACTTTCAATGGGACATTGCTGTCTCCATCGTTGACCCAGATCCCAACGTCGCGGGATGTTGTTACACCGATGTGTTCCAAAGCGTCCTTGCTTATCGAGAAGTTGGGGAAGTTCTTCCCTGTCTTCGTCACATCGGTTGATCCGTCAGCGTGTTCCTTGACCTCATACACCTTAAGGGTGTTGCCGTCATTGGTGTCCCACTGATTCGGATGGAACGCAAGCAAGTTGAAAGCAGCTTGGCGTTCGTCTGCACCTTTACCTGTGCAGAACTCGGTGCGCTTATAGGTGCGCCCACTCATCTTGCCACCAGCAGGTCCTGCTTGGGCAGGGGCAGGTGGTGCCGCTACTGAAGCTGCCGTAGGTCCTGACGGAGCAGGGACACTGGCAGTCTCTTGCGAGGCGGCGGGGCTTGTACCACTAGCAGGCCTGGAAACGCCGCTTTTCAAGCGTCGCATCACAACCCCATCGGGAGAAAGATCTATCTCCTGACCTGATTGTTTCAGGACCTCACCTTTAACTTGCTCAAATAAAGAGGATACTTCGGCAAGAATGCCTTCATCCCCCATTGATTCGGGAACCGCACGCTCAATGGTGAGCGAGTAGTCCGCTGTTTCATATGGTGCTTCACTAACTTTTTGTGTGAAGCTAACTGTCACCTTTGCTGTGTCAGTCATATCTCTACCTTTCTCCCTACCAGGGATTTTCTCCGAGGTGTTCACCTCGGCATTTGCCTGCCTGCCAGACAGGACACCATAACGGAGAGCAATGCCAGCCCTCCCAATTCTGTGGCCAAGTCTCTGCGTCCGACATTATTGTCGGGACCATCGACCAGCACAGTTCCAGAAAAGCATTCTTATGCTGTTCTGTTCTTTCGATCTCAATTATTTGAAGCTTCCCATTGGCCATCACACCGAAGTTGAACTCCGTTGCATCCAATGCCCAACTATAGGCATGAGATTGTATATCCCAACGCTTCTTCTCCCAAGCTTGGTACTCCCTGCCAGGATTCTTCCAATCCCACAGCGCTCCAGACTTATCTACCCAGTCCACAGTGCCAGTAAGAACTAGACGAACGTTACCCCTAACCCCTATCTCCCTCTCGAAAGGAGTTTCAACTCCAACAGGATCAAGGATGGGAAACAACTCGTCATACCAAACTTCCAGATTGGCTCGAACGACATCAACAATCTTCTCGTACTCATGTCTCCACACTTCAACTTCAGATGAGTAACTAACAATAAATTCTTCTGCGACTTCAGTTATCTCTTCCAATGATGGGCGAGGCATACCCGCCATCATTAAACGGCCTGCGTATTCAATCGCTGTGTGGACAGCGTTCCCTCTAAGAAAATCTGTTGTTTCTTTTTGGGATACAAGTCCGAGGCGTTCCTGCCTCGCTTGTTCAGGGCATCTAAGGAATGTATTAATCCAACTCTGTCGTAAACGTATCTCAATCATCTATCTCCCTGTTCGGTGGAGCCGTCCCGCAGGGAGACACGGGACGACCCAACCTTGTGACTTCCCCATTTATAACACCGTTATAAATGGAAATTCCCCATTGCTTCAAATGGGGGGAACCCTTTTGGGGGTTCCCCCCATTTTAACATGGATACAACTAAAGTCAAACAGTCTCTTCTCCCAGAGGCGGTTCGACCCTGTGCAAACGTTCAAATTGTGCACGTTCAACCATGTCATGTGTTCTTTGTCGAGACAACCCGATGCTACGTCCAACTCGTGCTTGGTTTCCTTCAGCGTGGACAGCATCTAACAGTGCATGTCTACGCATATAACTGGTGAGCTTTGTTTGTTCTCTTAACTGGTTATCTATGTTGTCCAGATGTTTGAGAGCAACCAAAGGATCTGTGTTGTCTACAAACTTTCTTAAAGTTTCATGCAATTCTTTAGCTGTGCTCATTCGCAGCACTCCCTGTCTTGTTCGTTGTCAGCCCATGTTTGGGCTGCTTGTTCGGCTTCGGCCAGCGTTCCAAAGAACTGTTTGTAATGGCCGTCTTGGAGGACAACATATCCCGATGTCCTTAACCCTGCTCCTAAGGGGACTACGGTCCCTCTGATCTCATACTTCGATGCTGTCATCGGAGCGAGCTTCCATAATTTGTTCCCTTGTGTAAGCGTCGTGTAGGGGCGCTTTCTTTTCTCTTCTTGGTCCACGTCTTTTCTCTGTTTTCTCCTTGTTGTATTGGTTCCAAGCAGAACGACATCCCAAACATCTACATCCGTTCCCGTAATGAGAAGCTGAGGGTTTCCCTTTGCAGTTGTATCCGTGTCGTCTGTTCCTATTGGTCGCCATCAGTATCCCTTAGGGGTATGACTTCGGCTTCTTCTTCATTGTTGGCTTCACTTAAGAAGTGATGCATTTTTTCTTCTAATCTTTCTGCTCTTTCGAGTAGAAGGACCGCAAGTTTACGGTCGGAATGGATGATGTCATGTGTCTCATCCATCAATTCAATTAGAAGTTCTCCGTTTATATGATCCACGAGGTTTTCCTCCGTCTGTTAGGGATCTTATGTTTGCTCTTCTTTCTCTTGACAAGTTTTGGTCGTACTCCCAGTCCTCCCATCGTTGTTTGCATTTGTCGCATCGGCATCCACCTATTGCGTAGGTGGCTATGTACCCATGTTTAACAAAATCTGTTTTATCCCATTTGATTGTGAAGCTGTCTTCGTAGCTCATCGTTGTCTTCCAATAATCTTTCTATTTCTTGTTCTAACTGGTATACGACAACCGAATGCGTACTTGCCTCGAAAGAGTTGTCTTCGCCTGTTACTAGTTCTAAATGGTTGATGTTGCAGCATCTTGGTTCGTGGCATGTGTGGTGTACCTGCAATCCCTGAGGTATAGGACCATTATGGTAAACCCATACCATACGATGTGTCAAGGCGTTACGGATTGTGCCTACTCGTTCAGCGATCACCTTGCTATTGACCGCTCCGTATCCACCATTCTGCGTAAAGCCCTGCCAAAGAATGCAAACAGTTCCATCTTCACGAATGATGTGACCAAGCTGAACATGAGCAAACGCAGGATTCAAATACGTTTCAACCCGTTCCTCGAACGTAAGAGTGGTCATCAACCTGATAGGAATATCAGTACGAGGTGCCCCGTACTTTAAGAAATGATTCCTGTGCCCATGACACAAAGGAATCTGACCGTCTTCAGATCCAGGCCCACGATACGGAAGCAACGTCCGACGCTCACGCTGACACTTACTTCCATCAGGAAGTATCGCCCCGCATTCTCCTCTGCCCTCCCTAGGTTTCATTAACTTGCTTTCCGTTCTTTAGGTGGTATCCATTCTTCGTAAAGAATTCTGGCTCCCTTAGATGAATTACAAGAACGACAACATGGAACAAGGTTCTCTACAAAGTCTTTACCTCCCTTTGCTAAGGGAACTACATGATCGCCTGTTGCTATTTTCCAGTTGTTTTTCCACTTGGTATGCCAAGCATCACAGTAAGTGCATCGCTTGGGGTCTATACCGTTGGCTCTCCAGTAAGCGTGTAGCTCCTGCAAGGTGTGGTTGTCTGTTTCTGCGGCTTTACGTTTAGCTTTTGCACGATTATTTGTCGCCCTAAGCTGTTCTGGATTGTTTCTGAGGTACTCACGATTACGTTCAGCGTGACGAGCTTTATTAGCTTGGTAATAAGCTGCATGCCTAGCTTTTAATCGTTCAGGGTACTTCAAACGGTATTGACGATTGTACTCTGCGTATTTTTCAACATTATTTGCTCGGTGTTCTCTTTTTACCCTGCGGTGATGCTCTGGGTTAGCTGCATAAGCCTTCCTGCGTCTTTCTCCAAGTTCCTCACGGTTCTTAGCCCACCACTCACGGTTTCTTTTTCGAGCGTGTTCTCGATTCGCTTCCCTCCAAATCTTCTGGTCAGCTAAC